ATATAGTTTAGAAAAAAAATACTGATATAAAATTAATTGGCTTCTTACGCCTTTATCATTTTTTTTCTTTTTATTCCAAGTAGTTTTTGATGTCTTTATGTCGATTATCTTAATGGTATTTGTAGGTTCATGGTACATAACAATATCAAGATACCCCACAAATACCACGTTAGAATACGTTTTAATCGGCGTAATTTGTATTGGCATTTCACAACCTATTAAATACCAACCTTTTTTATTAAAATAAACACCTTTCTTTTTTTTAAAATATTTTAATATTTCAACTCCATCATCATATGCTTCTCTTAATTCTTCTGGGGTTGAAAAATGACCTTTATTTTTTTTATATCCTGTTTGGTATTCTCTTAAAAGTATTTCTTTAAAATAATAATCTAATTCAATTTTATCAGCTTCTACACCAGTTGTTTCATACATTGTATTTAAATAATGTTGAACAGTTTTATGTATAGCTGTTCCGAATATTGAATGAATATTGGAAATAAAAGGTTTATTTCTATCTTTGTATCTTAATGCCCACTGTTTATTACAGTTTTGGAACATATTAATTTGAGATATAGAAATTACTTTTTGGTAAGTAAAATCTATAGGAGGTGGTGGGTTATTCCTTATAAATTTAACTATATTTGGTATTTTTTTCTTTTTAGGCAAATTTATAACATTTTACTTAGCTTATTTCTATTCCCAATTTCATCTTTATAGTTAAAACTTTCCGCTACGATAAATATAATAAAGATTTAATGATTTTATACCTTCCACTTTTCTCTTTTAACAAGTAAAGATATTATTCCATAAATAGAAATATCAAGAAAATTATCCTCAATACTTTCATTAATCTCTTCTTTTTTATTACTTATTAAATTTAATAACCTTTGAACTTTATCATTTAACCTTATTACTAACCCAAATAATGAATTATATTTTTCTTTTTCTGTTGATAAATTAGTCCCTAATGTTATGTTATTAGGACCATAATTTAATTGTTTTTCTGCAAATAATTCATATTGTTCTTTTTGAATTTTTAGAAATTGTTTAGATAATTCAGGGTATTTAGCTTCAAAGGTTTGAGTTTTCAACCTTTCCTCTATAGAAGAGGGTTTTTCTTTATCGTGTATAAACTTAGGATTATTACCTTTTTCTATTAAATCCTCATATTTGTCTTGTGAATTCATATATTTTATTGTTTTGTAAAAATTATCTACCAAAAATCTATTATTAATGGAACTTGGATGTTCAAATTCATCAAATTTCATTTCATTAATTGTGTTATTTCTTTTTTTTCTAATCCAAACCCCATTAAATATCCTTTTATTTCATCTTTATGTATAAGCTCTAAATACTCATCAGCTTCTTTTGATGATATTTCCCATAAATCTGTAAAATATTTTATTAAATCTTTATTGCGTTTTTTAGTATTGGATTTAATGTATTTATTCCATTTATTATTTATTGGTATAAATTCTCTATATATTGTATATATTTCCTTTTTGTTTTGAGGTAATATTTTTTGAACATGATTAACAATTTCTATATAGTCAAGATTCATACTTAAAATACGGTGGATTGAATATGAATTAAAATTTTTATCCCAATCTTCCTGTGTAAAAGAATTAGGTTCTGATTTAATGTAATTAATTTGTTTCAACCAATCCCATAAAGAATTGGTTTTATTTTTCAAAATTCCCTTTTCCTTCATATGTAAACATTATATTAATTCATCTTTAAGTTCCCCCCTTAATTCAGGAATTAAAGTATCTTTCAATATTTTAAATGTTTTGGGGTCATAAAATACTGGTACTGGTACATAAGCATCCTCTGAAGTTCCAGCAACAAATTTTGATATTTTTCTTAATACAAACCCTTGTGTAAATAAATTCTTACCGGATGAATTTAATACTTTAATTGTGTTTTTTAAATCTATTTGTTGTTGTGTTTTGGGGTTATCCATTTTTTATTATTTATTATTTATTATATTTTGTAAACAACTTATAAGGTTTATTTCTTTATCAATTCTAAATTGAGATTGATATAAATGTTCGTTTATTAAAATTGCCACTGTTCCTTCTTGACCTGGTAAATATTCTGTTGCTTTATCAAATAAAAATCTATAAAACATTTCAAAATCTATTACATTAGAATCTGCAATAATTTGCCTAATTTTCATTAAGTGAGGTTTTTTTAATTGTAATTCTTTTAAAACCTCAAACATATAATTTTGTGAAATAAATATTGAAGGATCTAATTCCATTTTTCCATCAATAATACTTGATTGAATAGTATTAATCATTTTCCTCATATCAGGATAATATTGATTAACTATTTTATTAAAGTCTGATATTTTATATTTTATTCCTTCATCTTGACATATATTAAACAAACGTCTTCCTACTTCCACTTTACTTGGAGGGATTAACTTTAATGTTTGACATCTCGATTGAATGGGGTCTATAATTTTTTCAATATAATTACAAGTTAATATAAACCTTGTACTACGTGAAAATTCCTCAATTAAATTTCTTAATGACGCTTGTGCCATTATTGTTAAAAAATCTGCTTCATCCAAAATAACTACTTTTAAAGGATGAAAGGATGCCATACTTGCAAAACTCTTTACCTTATCTCTAATAGTTTCAATACCTCTTTCATCTGAAGCATTTATATAAATAGAATCACAATTCAAAGTATTAACTATAATTTTTGCTAAAGTAGTTTTACCGGTACCTGAGGGACCATAAAATAAATAATTTTGAATATCATTTTGGTTTAACTGTTTTTGGATAGATGATTTAAGAGTCTCATTGCCTACAAAATTTTCTAAATCTAAAGGCCTATATAATTCATTTAATATAGTTTGTTCTGTTTGAGAACTATTTTTCTCCAATATTTTCATAAACTTTATTACTTTTCCCCTATATCTCCATAGATTGAATATTTTTTAGGGATTTTCATTTCAATAATTTCACTTTCAAGTTTTGATGTATAACCTTCCATATCAATATCTTCAACCATAACAAAAATTTTACCTTTTGAAGGGCTTACTTTAAAGTCTCCTTTATATTTGTATATTTTATAAAATGCTTCTAAAACATCAGTTAATGAAGAGTATACCTCTTTATGTTCTGATACTTTGGTTCCTTCGATAACTTCAATCTTCCATTTATCACCAGGAGGTATTCTTACTGCTATTTGTTTTTCTTTATAAGTTGCCATTATATCATTCCCATCATAGAGTTTATACCTTCTGATGATTCTTTATTTACAATTGAACATTCAGTTAATAATATTATTCCTGCAACAGATGAAGCATTTTCAATAGCTGTTCTACAAACTTTTGTAGGGTCTATAATTCCTTCATCTAACATATTTACATATTTTTTAGTTTTAAGGTTATAACCTTCCCATACATCATTTTTTTCAAATACTGTTGAACATATAATTTGTGCTTCTGTTTTACTATATCCAGCATTTTTTAATATTTGAATAAAAGGTTGAGCACAAGCTTTAAATACAATTTCCCCACCTATTGTTGAAATATCTATATTTTTACGAGCTTGTAATAATGCTACACCACCTCCAGGAATTATTCCTTCTTGTATTGCTGATCTTGTTGCATTAACAGCATCATCAATTCTATCTTTTTTCTCTCCTATTTCAGTTTCAGTTCTTCCACCTACATGAATTATTACCACACCTCCAGCAAAATGTGCTAATCTTTCTTGTAATTTTTCAGTTTCAAAAGGAGTTTTTGAACTATCAACTTGAACTTTTAAATCTGATATTCTCTTTTCTATATCTTTAACATTCCCCTTACCATCAACAATTGTAGTTTGATCTTTACTTACATTAATACTCCTAGCTTCTCCAAACCAATCCCTATCAAATTCTTCAAAAGTCATTCCTTTTTCTTTACTAAAAACTTTACCACCAGTTAATATTGCTATATCCTCAAGTATTAATTTTCTTCTTTCTCCAAAATCTGGGGATTTTACAGCACATACTTTTAATGTTCCCCTTATTTTATTCACAATACAAGTAGCTAATGCTTCTCCTGTAATATCCTCTGCTATTATTAATAATGAAGTCTCTTGTTGTGATACTTCTTCAAATAAAGGTACTAAATCTTTAACATTATTAAGTTTACCATCTACTATTAAAATTTTAGGGTTTTTCAAAATAGAAATCATTTTTTCTTCATTGGTTACAAAATGGTGAGATTGATATCCTCTATCAAACTGTATTCCTTCTACTGTTTCTAAACTATCTTCGTTACCTGATGTTTCTTCAACATGAATAATTCCTTCACTTCCTACTTTATCAATAGCAGTAAATATTAATTTACCCGCTTTTGTGTCATTATTTGAAGCGATTATAGCAATTTGTTCTACTTGAGATTCTTCTGAAATATCTTGGGAAATTATTGACAATTGTTCAACTACATTTTCCACTGCTTTATTAATATCTCTCTTAATTTGAACAGCATTTTCATTTTTATCTAAACTTGCTAACCCCCTTTTAACCATTTCACTTGCTAATAAAGTTGCAGTAGTTGTACCATCTCCAGCAATGTCTGAAGTTTTGATTGCTGCTTGTTTTATAAGTTGTGCTCCTAAGTTTACTGTCGGATTTTTAAATTCTATTTCTTTTGCTACTGTTACACCATCTTTAGTACTTTTAATAATTCCCCCTGTTGAAATGATAACATTTCTACCATTAGGTCCCAAAGTTGCAACTACGGATTTTGAAAGTTTTCTAACACCTTTCATAATAAGTTTTCTAGAATTACTTCCAAATTTTATTTCTTTACTCATAATTTTTTATAATTTTGCTAATATTTCGTTTTCTTTTCCTATATAATATTCTACATCATCATGTTTAAATCTTGTAAAACCCATTGTAGGTAATATCACTTTCATCCCAACTTTAAGAGTAGTTTTAATAAAAGTTCCCATTATAGTATAATGGCCAGGACCTACAGATACTATTATCCCAGTTTCATTAAGTTTTTTATCAATATCAGGAACAATAATATTTCCTTGTGGTTCAGTAAATTTTGTAGGCTTTACTATAACTGCATTAAATAATGCTTTAACTTTATATTTTACTCCCATTTATATATTCTTTTATTTCTGTTTCTATTCTTAATAATCTATTAATTAATTCTTCTAATGATTTTGTATCTCCTTCAGTGAAAATTTTTTCATTTATAATTTTAAGTAAGGCTTGTTTTAAATTAGGATAATAGCCCTGTGCTTTACAATATTCAGTTCCTCCTCTTTTGGAACGAAAATGGTCACCGTTAGGTATTATTCTTTCATTTACTGTAAAACAATAATCATCTTTAATTATAAAATAAGGTTCTAATAAAGGATCAGTAATGGTTTTAATTGAATTATTTCTTGGCATATAACTTGTTTGTGTGTGTGACATTAATATACGAATAATATTGGGATAAGACAAATCATTTTATACAATTTTATTATATTTTGTACATTTTTTTCCAAAATAAAAAAACTACTGCCTTTCAGGGTCAAGGGTTCTTACTAAGCAATAGTTTTATAATATGTTTTTTATTAGTAGCCCTTGACCCTACTATCTTATTATGCATATTAAAAAATTTTAAGTTATTCACATCTCACCAAATAATATTCTGATTCCATATTCTCATTACTAAAATTTAATTTCATAATACCTAAACTAGATATTTGAATTAAGGCCTTATCTGCATCTTTATTTGCTGATAGAATTTCTTTAAATAAATCAGAATTGAATGGTAACTCTAAATTTTTATCTAATATTTCTCCTTCTATTTGGTAAGTAACTTTATTAGAATAATTGTCATTAGCTCCAAAAGTAAATATACATAAATTATCTTGTGCCTTAACAATAAAATTATCTTGGTCTAATAATGCATTTTTACCCTTAATTAGGTTATTAATATCACTTTCTTCTAAATTTAGGATTATATCATAACCTTCTTTAGGGTCTTTATAATAAGAAGTTGTACCCAAAACCAATACATCTGCTAATGAATATATTAAATCAAAATTGGCATCAGATATCTTTAATTTACTATAAATATTATGTTTTTTTATAGGGTCAAATAATAAGTCCCCCATAGTAATATTAATTAATTTTGATAATTTTTCAGTATCATAAATGCCAAGATCTGCATCTTCAAATGGAAAGTTATATAAATGAATTTTGCATACTTTCCCTTTACCCCCTGCATAGACTGTTAAAGTATTATCTTTAATTCTCCATTTTGTCTTTTCATTTAATCCCCCTAAATAATATTTAGATATAAAAGATAATATTACATTTTTATTTACCATAACTTATTTTATATTTCATAGATTTCAAAAACATCTATATGAGGGTTTAAGTTAAATTCCCACCCTATATCTTCCATGAATCCTTCTAATTTATTTAATAATATACTCTCAAATACTTTTTTTCTATTAGCATATTTTTCAATAAAATCATTAATTTTATCAGGAATTTTATTAGATATATAGGCTATTGATTCTACTTTGTAAGGATTATCATTTAAATAAATCCATTTAATCTTATCTGATGATGTAATATACGAATTTTGTTTATCTAATCCCCAAAATTTTAATAAATCATTGTATCTTATTGCTGCTTTAACGGAAGCTGATGCTTTTTTCTCAATATTAGTAAATATTTCTCCTGCTCTAGGTTTTCTGCCAGTATATTTTTTGAGTGTTTTAACTGATGTTGGGTTACCTAATTGTGTTAAAGGAATTTCACCCTTTATTATAGATTTTTTAAATACTTTAATTTGACTTATAATCACTTCTTTTTCAACTCCTTTTAATACTTGTTTTAATATTTTTTCAAAAAATTTACCAAATACTGGGGGAAAATTAGATTTTTTAAATTCTAATCCTTTAATGTCAACAAAATCTTTTTTAATAATACCATCTTGTTTAGTAATCCATTGAGCATATCTTCTAGTTTTTCTAAAATAAGCCGAACGGATAACACATTCAGTTTTCATTTCTAATTTATGTGAATCAAGATTAAAACATTCTTTTGCTAATCTATCATAATCTTTAGTTATAATATCTTGGTATTGTAAAGCAACATTTTCTAATACTTCATCTTTTTTTTTCTCACTAAAATTATCAAAATCTTTATATAAAAACTTTAATAAGGGTTCAGCATGAATATAGACTGAGTCGGTATCACTAACAATAGGCAACGAAATTTTCGTCGCCTACTTTACATATAAATTCAGGAGTATCTTCCAGGTGTTTCATAAATTATTTTATTACTTTTATTTCTATTTCCAATATATCCAACTTCGTCTGTATTCTTTTTATCTTCTAATTTAGATTTATCCCAACCTCTTAATTCATAGTATTTTTCTTTAGGTTCACCAGTCCACCCATTTATTCCTTTCTTTGGCAAATAAAACAGGTGAATATAAATAGCAGGAAATCCGGATATTACCATTAATATCATGGCTATAGTTCGGTTAAACAAAGCTGAAGCTCCAACTATAATAACTAAAATCAATATAAATTTACCAATTTTTCTAATTTTAGGTGTGTGCTCTTCAAAGTGTCCAAATAGTATGTTTCCTATTGAATAAATGATACTTACAATAGCAATTTCAAACCAAAACGATTCAATTGACCACATTTTTTTTATAATTTTTTCTTACTTAATTCTTCATTATCATAATATTTTATGAATAATTCATATCCATCTTCCTCACATTTATTACAAGAATAACCTTTACTTACTGTATTTAATGCTTGGTCATAAACGTATAAATTTTCTAATTCTTCATTTTCTTCAGGAGTAAATTCAGTAGGATCTTTTTCTAAATTTTTAAACCAATCTTTTCTTCCCCATTTATCGATTAATATTTCCATTTTTTCTTGGGGGAAAATCATTGGTAAAAAGAGCCATTCATTATCTGTATTTTGTTCACAAAATTGACATTTATTCATTTTTTATATATTTTTAATTTCACAATTCATATTATTCATCTTATTTCTCTCTTTTTTCTTATATTGAGGTACATATTTTTCTTTATTTAATTATACAATCTCTACACTCCCAACTTGGACCAACTGTATTTAAAAGTTGGTCATAAAAGTAAGCATTATCAACTTTTTTAGCTCCAAATTTTTCTTCTAATTTAGTTTGGATTTCTTCACTCCAATTATTATTATTATTTTTCATTAAAACATCTTGATAATCTAAAATTTTATTTAATTCTTTATCTTTCATTCCAATATATTCACAGGCATCTATTCTTTCTTCAATCATTGCTCTAAAAATTTTAACTAATTTTTGCCCTTCAAAATTACCAACTAAAGGGTCTCCTTCTTTGCCAAAAGGTTTTAAATCATTAATATGAACTTGACATCTTTCACATTTTCTATCTGTTGGGGGTGGGTTAATATAAATTTTTTTAGTCATAACTTATTTATTTTAAGGTTTTATAAAATTTTGTAAATTTCCAAATTTGAGTCCATACCCCACATTTTTCATTAAATCTTTTTTATTTAAATCCCCCATTATATATTTAATTTTACTTTACCTTCACAGGGTAGAGATTTCATAAATTCTTCCTTAAATTTGGGGTCTTTCATAATTTTATTTATGTGATTATTTGCACATAATGCACTTTGTTGAATTATAGACCACCCTGTCAATGTAATGGCTTCACTTAATATAGCTTTATTTTTTCCATATCTAAATGAAGGCAAAGAACTTGCCCCATACAAACTATTTAGTAAAATTTTAAATGAGTTTTGAATCATAAAATAATGATCTCCTTTTTCCTCATCTCCTGCTTTATAAGCTTCTTTCATTAGTCTTTTATATTCAACTCTTTCGTTAAACCATTCTTCTAAAACTATAGCCATTACTGATTTCTTATCGGTTCTAAACATAACTCCATTTGCAGATATTGATAATTTTTTACCTATAATAAATTTTATTAGACTAGAAACTTTCATTTTTACTCTTTTGTTTTGGTCGCTATTTTCAATAACTAATTCCTCATCAGGGTCTCTCTCTTTTAAATCATTAAGCCCCAATCTATTATTACGGTCATTATCATCAATAATCCTAGCTACTAATGTTTCTCTTCCTATATTAAGAGAAATAATAATAAAAGGATATTGAGATGTTAAATCTTCATCAAACATATATTTATAAAGACCTGCTTTTGGGCAAAACAAATAACCTCCTGCATATCCTTTTTTTGATATTTGATTTCTTTCTCTTGCAGGAGGAATTATTCCTTGAGATAATAAATAAGCTGAAATAGCTCCATCATGTGTTTTACTACTTGCATAAACTTCACTATAATTATGTTTTCCTTTATGAGATATATTAATTGTTAAGTCTATATATTGTAATTTTTCATCCAATTTTTTTAATATTTCAACATCAATAAAATTATAATTAATAAATTTATGTATATCTTCTTTAAATAAATCATCAAGATTTCCATCATATTCAATTTTACCTAATCCTGCATATTTTTTACCAATAGCATCTAAGGTATAGCTTGGTTCATCTCTCCAATAATATTTTTTATGTAATCTATAATAATCTAAAGATTCAACCCCTGCGATTTGAACATAAGTGTCCTTATTGAACCACCAATCATTATTTTTTTTACATTTAACTATCCCAATTGGGGATAACATATTTGCCCAATCTTCTCCTAATACATTACAAATTCTATAATATAGGTAAGGTATATCAAAAAAACAACCATTATAAGTAACTAAAATGTCAGGATCAATCTCTCTAAATCTTTCAATAAATTTTGATAATAATTCTTCTTCATCTTTACAAGGTATAATCTCTTTATTTTTAAATTTGGTATATTTTAAATTTAATTGCGTATCCAAAACCAAAATCCCCCATTTATCAAGTTGTTTATCCCACCATGCAATTGAAGTAATTTTTTTAGGGGCATTAGATATTTCAACTTCTGTAATCTCCTCTAGCATTTCACACTCAATATCAAAAAATAATATTCTATGTGTAGTAGAAGGGGTACTATCTATCCCATATCTTTCAATTAGAAATTTCTGATATGGAGCCATATCATGAAAATGTAATAAAGGATTTTGTTTATCCCATTTCCATATCTTTTTTAAATTTTCATCTTTAAACCCTTTAAATTCAGATTCTGAAGGAGAACATTCAATATAAGCTTGATTATACCAAGTTATTTTTTTATAACTTTTATCAGTCCAAAGATGAATATTGAATTTATTCTTACCTATTTGTTCGGCAAAACATTTAATATACAAAACCTTTTATTTTATTCATATTATTGTATCTTTTTTACTTCTATTTTCATTTAATGTTAAAGGTTGAGAATTTATATAATGAAAAAAAACTATGTTGCATAGGTTAAATAAAAGATAGAGGTTTATGGCAGTTTTGCAGTTCATTATTAGAAAAAAATTGAATTAAATCAGGTTTTACATATTCAATACTTTTCATACTTTTCCTATCAGAACTTCTATATACTATCCATTTATCATTTACTTTTTCATAATGACATTTATGTCCTTTTTCTCTACTTCTAACTTCTACTGTTTTTTTAGCTATTTCTTCAGTATTACAAGATTTTGATAAATTTGAAAATTGAATTTCTTTATATATATTATTAAATTTATCTTTTAACCCATAAGCTAATATTCCTGCACATAAAACATACATAATGTCCCCAAAAGCATCACTTATTTTAATTATATCATTATTTTCATATGCTTCTTTATATTCATCTATTTCCTCTAAAAGAAAATCATAAATAAATTTTTTCTCAAATTCAGGGATATCAAGGGTTGGAGTAGTGTTGTTTAACTTTCCAAAGACATCATTAAATTCTTCAACTTCTTCAACAAAAGGAACAATTTTTAAACATTTATCATGCGTTTTCTCAAAAGCTCGTTTTAAATCTCTTTTCAATTGAATTGTCGGTGTAATATAATGAGAAATAATTTCTCCTACCTCATCATATAATTCTCTTAATTTTCTTAACATTATCCTTCAAATTTATGTAAATATATTTTATTTATCTTTTAAATATTACTTCTCACTCAAATAATCAGCTACAGGTTCAGCATCTTGTCTCTCCCAAGGAAAGTAAATAAATTCATCTCCTTTATGTTCTTTTGCCCAAATTGAAGGAGTATAATTTGAGGTATGTGGTTTAAAATACAAAGTAGCAGTATAAACACCTACTCCTTCCCTTAAGGTTTTCCCACTATCACAAATATCATCAATAACTAAAGTATTAGATGAAATAATATCAACATAAGGTAATCCTAGTTTATGGGAAACCATTACTGCTGGAATTAATCCTCCTCTTTTTATTCCCGTTACAGAAGTAATATAAGGAATATCTATTTTAATTTTTTCACATAAATTATTGACTAAGTCATTAATATCATCCCAACTAACTATTATTTTATTTTTAACTTTTAAAGACATTATACTTTATGTATTCCATTATTAATTTTTATATTTCTAAAATAAACCCCCCAGGGGTTTTTTAGGTATTTCTACAACAATTAATTCCATTTTGATATTATATGCATTGAGCTCTATGGAAGAGACACAATTTATATAAAATTCTAACTTTTTTTAGCAATAGCATGCATAAATTCTTCTCTTACTAAATTACTAGGTTCCATAAACTTCCCTGAAAAACTATTAGTTGTCATAACAGATTCAGGGTGTTTTACTCCTCTTAATCCACAACAAGTATGTTTAGCAGATATAGAAACAGCTATTGAATTACATTTTAAATTTTTCTTTAAATAATTATGTATTTGTTGAGTTAAGGATTCTTGCATTTGGGGTCTTTTTGAAAACCATTCTACAACTCTATTAAGTTTTGATAAACCTATTACATATTCTCCTGGAATATAAGCAATTGAAGCTTGACCTATGAAAGGCATGCTATGATGTGCACAAAGGCTTGAGAGTCTTATTCCAGTTTGAATAACAACCCCAGCATAATTTTCATCATTAGGAAAAATAGTCATTTTAGGACTTTCAGAAACTGACCCAATAATTAAATCTTTTAACCATGCTTTAGCAACTCTATTGGGGGTTTCTATGGTTTGTCTATCAGCCATATAATCGAAACCAAGAGCATTTAAAAATTTTCCATAATGTTTTGAAGCCTTTTTAATCATTTTATCTATTTCTTTTTCAGAACGAGGGATATTTCCATTTGCTTTTTTTATTAAATTTTTATTATTCATATATTTATTTATATTTTATTTTATTAAATTGTTTTTAAGTTTAATATACATAGGTGGGACAAATTCAAAATCATACCCCACAAGTCTTATCCCACGCAGAAACGTGTAATCTTGTTAATCCTATGTAACCATATTTTTTGCCCATTTCTAAGCTAAATCTTGTTCTTTCATGAAAATCTTTTTGTGAATCTAATGCAGGCATTAATATAACACGGCGATAGGGAATGTTAAAAGGTTTTATAAAATCTTCTTCAATTTCTTTCATATCCTCTTCAGTACTAATAACAAATTTAAACCAATAATTATCATGTTCCATAATTCGTTTCAAAGCTTTAGGTACAATTCTACGTTCTTTAGACATACCTGAGTTTGTTAACTTAACAGAACAATTGATTTGGTTTATATTATTAAAAAGTTCATCCTCTATATAACCTGTCCCATTAGTTTCTATTTCATTATATAAATTTAGGTGATAAGGTTCCCCTATATTTTCTTGTTTAGCTATATTTAAATACCATTTTAGGAAACTATTAATACCTTTTTGACTTATTGGTAATGTAGGTTCTCCTCCAGTCCAAATAATATTAATTCTTCCTTTATTAATCCATTCTTTAATTCCTTGTTCTTCCCAAGATTTAATTATGTCTTCAAAACTTAATTTAACACTTTTAATCCAAACTGGAATAGTATCACAAGTCCATGTGGCTTTACCTTCTTTATGTAAATCTCCTACAAAATTTCCAGGTTCATGAACTTCTATACCTTTTTTCATGTTTCGTATCATTTTATCTGATACTCCACAAGATAAATTACAATTCATTAATCTAATAAAATATGCAGGGTAACCTGTTGTATGTCCTTCACACTGAACTGAGTAAAAATGTTCACTAACATTTAATGTTTCATTCATAATTTCTTAATATTTCTCTAATTTTAAGAGTTTGTTCTTCAATATAATCAGGTTCCATAGTAGTACTACAACATATTTCAATTTCCGCATCTATTTCATCAAGTAATTTTAATATATTCTCTCTATCTTTTTTATACATTAAATCTCCTTAATTGATAAATGTAAAAATATTTTATAAATAATGAAAATAATAACCCAAATACAAAACAACTTAAAGTTAGTTTCCACCACCAAGTAACAAACCATATTAAAATTGCAGAAGTAATAGCCCCTAAAACCCATAACATTTCTAAAATTAATACCATTATATAAAAATATGGATATTTTTTATCTATATGATTTTCAAATAATATAACTTCCTGTTTTTTAGTTAGTTTCATAACTTTATTCTATATAAATTCCTGAATTTCTTTTATTTTCATTGCATTCTACTTTCACTACTTTTATTCTTCCTCCTTCAGTTTTACTAAAAACATCATTAAATTTATCAAATACTAATTTAGCAGTTGCTTCTGCTCCTACTTTATCTAAAACTATTAATTTTAATAAACCTAATTCTTCCATCATCTCAAAAGATTCTAATTGAGGATCATCTTTTTCAATTATAGTGGTATGGTCAAACATAGTATTTAACCATTCTTTTAAACCATTTCTACTAAATAGGCCAAAATCAACAATCCAGTTCATTTCATCTAATTGATTTTTTTCAATTTCTTCAATAGATTCGAACCATACTTTAAATTCAAAGGCATAACCATGAAGTAATTGACAATGAGAATGCTTTGCTTTCCATTGTCTTATGGCAACAGAATAGTTATCAAATATTTTTGTGGATTGGTATTTACCCATTAATTATTTTTTTTTACTAAATCTCCATCCCAAGAAGGAGCAAATTGGTTTAATACTTTTATTATCCATTATAAAAACTTAAAATGGTTGGTTTTGATTGTATTCCTGATAATCTACCTATTACCTTATTGTCCTCTAATAAAATGAGAGTAGGTATGCTTCTAATTTGATATGCATTTAATAAAGGACCATTTGTATCAGCATCTATTTTTTGGTAATTAATATGACCTTTTAAGGACTCCATTATTGGGGAAAGAGTTTTACAGGGAACACACCATGAAGAACTGAAATATAATATTTTTTTCATTTTTAAGTTTATGTATTATGGTTGATATAATATAATAAAATTTTTATAATATTCCAACCAATTGTTGAAATCTTTTAAATAAGTTTGGGGGTTTTAACTTCATTAATTCATATAACATTTTTACACGTTTTGGGGTAATAGATACTCTTTTACATTTAACCCACCTTTCATTTCCTACATTTCTAAAATATAATTGATTTTTATAATACCCCCATTCATTAAGCCCACCATGATGGGGGTCTATTATAGTTTTTTTATTTGATATTGTAGAATTTAAAGGCATTTATTTTTTTTTTCACTTGGGTAATAATTTTTAACAAAATTACTTTGCCAATATTCTTCAGTATCTACATCCATTATAGTTAGTTTTCCAAACCATCCTGCTCCTGAATCTATATTCCATAAATTACCATATTTTTCAGGTAAAGCACTTGTAGTAGCAGTATGTCCTATAAATACTTTGTTAAACATTTTAGTTCCTTTAAAAGGGTTTTGAGATTTAGCCCCAGATTTAGCGCCTTCTAATAGACTTCTGTCCCATTGACATTCTTTAGATATTGTACCTTCATTTATCTTGTATAAAGCACTTACAGGAAATTCATCTTCTCTATAAGCCCACCCCCCATGAATAAAGATATTATTATCTTCATCAATGTAAAAATTAACAAGATCTTTAAAGAAATCTCTATGTTCTTGATTTAAAGTATACCCGGTTTTAATATAAGAATTAATAGTAGCTTGACCTCCTTGTTGAGTCCAATTAAAAGGGGTTATTCCTGTATGTAAATAGTCATAACACCAAACATCATGATTACCTAAAATTGTAACCAATCTATCTCCCATTGTTTTTTTAAGTTCAATAAGACATTGGATTAGTTCAGCACTTTCAGACCAACCATCTACATAATCTCCTATTAAAACTAATTTATCTTTATGAATATCAATTGGAGAAAGAGTCATTAATTCTTCAAAGGCTTTTAATCCTCCATGAATATCCCCCATTACATATTTTTTCATTATTCTACAATTATTTTAAATGATTTCTCTACAATTTCTCTAGGACCTATATCGGTATTAAAGGTGGTTTTTATAAATATCTGCAAAGTATCACCAACCATCTCATTATCTAAATATATTTGTTGTCTAGGTTCATAATTATATTTACTATATGTGCCTAATAGTATTTCTGCGTATGGACATTCCCAACAAAAGTGTTTTTGAATTTGATATCCAGCAATATTTAAAGGAGACATGATCTGTACTATATCTGATAGAGTATATTCAATCTCTCCTATTGGAATTGGGGTATTATATTCACCATCCGTAAACCAACTTAATACTGAGTATGTAGGTACAATAAATCTTAAATTTTCCAATGCTATCCAATAATCAGAATCATACTGTGTCTCAATTAATGGTACTTCATTAATTACAGCATTAACTTCGTCTAATTCACCTCTAATAGTAAAATATCTAAGACCATAATAAAAAATATGCCAATACCCATTAATATCTTTATAAGCATCGGGTTGTACTAGTTCATCTATATAAAATTGAGTATTGCAACTACCATCTACACAAGCGGGCCCCATTTTCTCTTCTTGACTACAAGCCCAGAAGAGGCTTATTAAAATTATGCAACTTATCTTTCTCATTATGATGAGAATTCTAAAGTTAAAAATAGTTTTTTCATATTTCATTTTCATTAATTTATATATATAACTTCTCCTTGTTTATTTTCTAGTAATTGAACTTCATATTCAATATCTAACCTTTTTAATATTTCATTCATATTTTCTTGTAAGTAAATTTGAAATAATTGAGTAAAGATTTCAAAGGGTAAAAATGTATTTTGTTTTGTAGTATTGAATTTTTCTTGGTAATATTTATAAAACCAATTTAAATCAAAGTGGTTTAATTTTCTCATTTGCAAATATTTTTCTCTCATGGCCTTTATTGACTTTAATTATTATAATTAAATATAACGAAGGCTCCCTCAGAGATCCTAGCATTTTTGTGGTTGTTTTAAAACTTCTCTCCAAGTATTTTTAAATAATTCCATATTAAATTTATTTTATCTTTTCTTTGAGAATTTTTATTTCTTTTTCTATTCTAATTTTATCTTTTTTAGATAACTCTACCTTTTCATCAAGGGTTTTCTTTTTTGTTTTCACTCCACTTTTAAGTTGGGATTTTAATTGATTTAAAGCTCTTCCTTTTCTGCTTCTTTGTGGTACAGTCATAAAATTAATTTTAATTATTAGAGGGAGAATAATCTGTGAATTTGGGAATCTCTACTTCCCAAGTTTTTTTATCAAAATTTATATTATTATTTTTAATGATTTTATATTTCATATAATTTATTTTAAGGTTTCCACCATCCTTGTGCTTTATTTTTCATTGTATCAAATAATTCATTCCATTCATTTTGTTCTAATTCTTCAGATCTTTTAAAAACTTTATCAGAATGTTTTTTTTCTTTTTTAGTTCTACCATCTACCCATTCATAAAGTTTTTCACCCTTATCATCTTTCTCCTTTAATTCTTTAAAATCCATACCCCCAAATACAATTTCACCTAATTCTTTTTCGGCAAAGGATAAATAAGGAGATTTATACAGATTTTCTATTATTTGAATTACACGTTTTATATCATTTTCCTTTGGTATTCTACCTTTATCAACTTCATAATTTGGAAAGGTTAAATAAACTTCTAACCCACGTTTTAATAATAATAAATTATAAGTATAATCCCATCCTCTATATTTCCATATTACCCAAAAAAACCTTCTTAAATTTTTTATTCCGTATTTAAAATTATACCAAATATCAGATAAGGTAAACCCTGCTCCCATTTCAGATAATCCGAAGGTTAATTTATTTATTATTTTTTGTGTATCGTAATTCATTACATTAATTCTTTAAATATTATTAATACTTCTGCTAATGCAAATAAAGCAAAACATACTTGTAATTCTCCAAATAGCCCAAACCCACATGCTAAGATCCTAATTCCTGGTTTAACTAAACTAACATATAGATGTTTATTTTGGTTAGGTAAAAAATCTTTTCCTTCACTTAATTGAACTCTATATTTTTTGGGTAATTTTGGTATTTTATTTTTCATATTCTTGTATTGTTATATTATTATTTACCGTGTTGTGCAAGCATTTGTTTTACGTGTGCTTCTGCTACTTCGTAAGCAACCACTCCAGTTTCATCCTCATAAACCACAGGATCTTTTCTCCCCAAAGCAATAAATGCCTCGATGCGTTCAACCGAAGAAGCTGATTTGTAATCACTATTACCTGAAGGGTAAGGTTTATATGAGGTATTTGTTCTTTTATAAATCTCATCGAAATTAAGACCCAATTCTTCACATAATACTTCTCCATCTTGTAAAATTGTAAATTTATTACCCTCAATATAAGGGGTAAAATAACCAACTCGTTCAGCATTCCAATTTCCTGCTCTAAAAGCGGCTTCATCTGCATCTCTAAATTCTTGTCTGCAATCAGGATAAACTTCGAAATCCCCAGCGTGCACTCCTAAAGCAATATTACAAGTTTCTTCTGTTCTATTTGCTATTGATAATGCTACTGCCTGTGCAATTGAACTGAAGATTTTATTTCTATTAGGTACAACAGTCTCTCGCATGTTTTTATCTTCATAATGTCCTTCAGGAACTTCATCTCCACCTTCTATTAAATTTGAATTTAATAAAGAAGATAAACCCTTTAATTGGATGATTTGATGTCTAATAGGAAAATATCCTGGTTTCTTACCATCTTCTTGATGTTTGTTTATATATAACAATAAATTTAAATAATCAACTAATTCAGTTGCTCTTTCTAACTCTACCTTATGTTTTTGACCATAATCAAAACTTAATGCTGTTACTTTATAGCCTTTTTCTAATAAATGTAATAGTAAAGTACTTGAGTCTAGCCCTCCCGAGAGTGAAAGTACGCAATATTTGTTATTATTTTTCATATTTATTTGCTTTTTTTAATTTATGTCAAAACTTATACATTGAACTTCATACTCTTTTGATAGTAATTTTAATAGTAAATTACTCGAATCTAACTCCCCTAAATGGGAAAGAATCGCATATTTTTGTTTAACCATTTCCTAATATTATTATTTTTTTATTTTTGGTTTTCTCTATGCTTCTATATAAATTTTCAGTTCTCATTTGTGCTTCAAATCTAGTATTCATCATATCAGTAATAAATTCTTCTACTTTATTCATGTCATCTCTTGTGATATTATCTTTAAATAGTTTTCCATCATAGAATCCATCTACTATTGCTTTTGCTTCTTGTTTAAATGCTTTAAATTTTTTACTCATTTCTTTTTTTTTTAATTTATATCAAACCATGTACTCTCTTGTGTTTCAAAATCAATCCACACCCATTCTTTTTTTGCTTTATTTTCATCTCCCCCATTATATTTATTAATCCATAACCACCTTTCCCATAACTCATCTGTACCTTTTTCCCCTCTCCATTCAAAACTTAACCATTCAATTGTAAACCATGGAACTCTTTCACATATAGGGGCACCAAATTTATCTTTCCACATAGGGATAGATAAAGAGTAAGATTTATCAAAATGTGGTAAACAAAAAAACCTATAATTGTCTTTTCTAAAATAATACTCCCATTTGGGGTTTGATTTAAAACTTTTCATTTTTCTTTTAATGCAATATTTTCTTTATGTAAATAATAAATGTTAAACTCCTTTATATCTGCATAAGGCTGTTTGGAACCTTTAATAGTTGGATGATTTAATAAAATTTCAAATCCTTCCAAATGCCCCATCTCATCTTCTAAAAAATCTATAAAGTCTTTAGTTTTCTCTAATATTTTCTTATCCATTTTTAATTAATTTAAATTTTGCTTCAGGGTAATCACCTTTTTTTGCCATCCATTCAAGAATTATTAAATCATCTTTAGTAATAAAACCCCTATTACTTATCAACTTTTGGGCCCATTTTATTACTTCTTTTTCGTGGCTTGTCCCACATAAACTTTCGTGTGCCATAATTTATATTTATTTTTTTAAATTGTTTTCCTTTTTTTATATTATCCCCCATTTTTAAGGGTTATAGATTGGATAAAGCATTTATTATGTGGGTATGATTTTTTTTTCAAGATAATAATTTTTTAAAAAACTTAACATTATAATATAATAATTCTTTACCCTTTAATTCTTTATCTATAAAATCTTCAATTTTATTTGTAGGTTTTATGTATATATTATTTAAATTTAATTTAATTCCTTTATATGAATTAATAATAGGTAAACTAGTATCTAATGAATTTATAAAACCAAAAAATTTGTTATTATAAAATTTAAATTCATCTAAACTAGATGCCCCTAATAAATGTATATAATCTCCCTCTTGAATAATTCCTTCCTTTTTTAATTTTGAAATCAAATTAACTCTTCCTATAGCCCTATTTATTAAAATATCAGGATGATGAAATTCGGTTTGATATACAATGGAAGAATGGTTAAAAGAAAAATGTTTATAACCTAAATCTTTACATAAAATATATAAATTTTTAATTTCATTATAAGTTTTACCTTGTAAAACTACCATTAATTTAACATCCTTAGGTAAAGAAGATTTAATAACTTTAATCCAATATTTAGCATTTTTATATCCTTCTATTGGGTCATCCCATTTATCAGGAACTATAAAAATGTCAGGTTTTATTAAATTTATTTTTTCTATTAATTCTTTTTGTGTATATTTTTCCTCCTCAAATAAACCATTATCCAAAATAATAAAAGAATTTTCTTTTTTTCTATAATTTAGAAAAAATTCCTCATATTTTGGGTAATTATCCATTAAAGTAGGTAAACAAAATTGATAATCATTAAATTCTCTACTTTTTTCTAATAAACATAAAGGCACTTCATGGCTTAATTCCATTATTAAAATTCTTTAAAATTTTTTAATGTTTTTGAATAATAATTATTACACATAATATAATAAAATTTTTCTATATTTCCACTAAATTCTAACATTTCTTTTTCTACTTGTTCAATATTTATATTAAAATTTTTACTAAACCCTTGAATTAATTTACTTAATTTATCTTTTTCATCTTTTTCAAAATCAATCATTAATTTATTTCTCCTAGTTCTTAAAATTCCTATCTTTTCATTGATTTTAAAAATATTAGGGTAATATTCTTCATAAATTTTATTTATTTCATGTTCTATTAATTGAGCTTGGTAAATATAATGGGAATAATCAAAATCTCCATTCTTAATTTTGTCTATTAAAGGTTGTTTTTTACCTAAAGGTTTATTTGGGTCTTTCCACCCTCTCCACCACCAAAATCTATTATAACTTAAAGGTTTTAATTTTGAAAGTTTTCTTTTAAGTTGTTTTATTGACAAGGGTGGATTATAAATCATTATAAATTTTTATATTTTTATTTCTTTAATTTCATAACCCATTTTTCTAATAATTTCAGATTTTTTAGGACTACACATCAATACTCCTCTATCACCCTCTATTTTTCCGAATATTTCTCCATAGAAAGGAAGAGAATGGCGAATTTTATATAATTCTTCTTTTTTTACTTCATACAATTTATAATCTAAATTTTTAAGATCATTTTTCATAAAGTTTCTAAAAATTTATTAATTAATTCTTCAATTCTTTTACCATTTTTTAGTTCTTCTTGTTTAATCCCAATTTTATTTTGGGTAAACCCCCATATTTTAGTCCATTCAACAAGATATCCTTCTCCTTGTTCATCTTTTCCAATATTAACATATCTTTTATCTATTATATCAACAAAAGAACCTAAAGTAGCATCCCAACCAAAATTAATTTTTATATTTTTATTTAATATTTCTGTATATCTACTCATAGACTTTTATTTTTTGTTATTGGTACTTTAGGGTATTTATAAAAATTCCAAAGAGTTTATTCTTTTAATTAATATTTTAAATTTTGTATTTCTTTTTAATCCCCCCCCATAACCTTTATTTAATTATTATACCGTGAATATACGAAGGCTTCCTGTGGAAACCTAGTTTTTTAGCATAAATTTTTAATTTACTTTTCTTAATTCCACCACTTGTTTTTCATCCTCAAAAATAGTAGTAGGTTTTAATTTTAGATTTACTGAATCATAAAAAACTTCAATATTAGGTGACCATTTACCATATTTAGCTACTACTGAATTGAATTCTTCTAAATCATGTCTTCTTAAAACCCAACTACCAAAATTAGGGTCTTTAATATTTTCTTTCCATTCTATATGTTCTAATTCATGAAAAACTAAGGCCTCACGTTTAAAATTATTAATTTCTTCCCAAAAATCAAGATTTATAAACATAATATAATCTAAATCTGTAATTAATTTTACTTCTTTTGAGACTTTTTGTATTTTACCTGCATATCTTGTTTTTTTATCTGCAAATATATAAGATATATTAGCCTGTTTAGTTAATGTGTTTAATAAAGGTTTAGCAATTTTTTCAACTTCAGGTGCTATTAAATAAGGGTTTTCCTTAACTCTAATAATAAAAGGATTTTTTAATTCTTCGGAGGGATTCATAACTTTTTAGTTTTAAAGATTAATATTGGGATAATATACGAAGGCTCCTTTAGGGAGCCTAGTTTTTTGCATCAATTTTTAATATCTTTTGGTAAGTTCGTCTTCTAATTTTTTTAACCTTTGTAGTTCTTTAAGCTTACGAGCTGACCAAGTACCTTGTTTCATTTTATTTTCTAAATTAATTATTTCTTGGTGGGGGTCTGCATCTTTTATTAAAATTTTATTTGGTGATGGGAGACTTTCATCTAAATCTTCTTCATTTATATTCTTTAAATATGTAGATTTTATTTCTATCGGTGATTTTACAGGTAAATAAACCTCATCAATTTTACCCGACTTCTTTTTTATTTTATTTATGTTTAATTCTTTTTTTTTGAAATTTTGATTAAAAGCAAAATTAGTTGCAACTACTAATGCTATTGCTAAAGGGTCAAATACAAATATAATAACAATTAATAACCAATTTATTATCTCATTCATGGGTTTATCTAATAATTCAGATAAATATTTTAAAGGCCCCAATTCTCCTGCTATTTCTGTATTATTTTGTTTTTCTAATATCTTTAATTGGTATTTTTGAAGACTATCAGAAGCTATACTTCTTTTGGATTGTGCTTTATTTCTGTTTTCTTCTTCAACATTTATTCTATCTCTTGCTAATCTTAATTCAATTGTTGATATTGTATTTCTTAAACCTGTAGATGATGTAGTATCTTTAACTTGTATTGATGATGCTTTTGCATTAGATAATGTAGAGATGTTGTTAGATATCCTTTCTAATTCATTTTCATATCTTATAACATCATCAGCATAAAATTTTTCTTTTTGTTCTAAGAATTTTATTTCATTTTCATTAATGGAGAGTTTAATATATGTGTCTTGATATCCCTTACTAAGCATTCCATAGATTCCTACTGATGTGATGAGAGATAATACAATTACTGAAATTGTTAAATATAATCTAAAACCTTTATTTATTTTATTCCAATATTGATATAATAAACTTGTGGTTACAAGTTTTGAAAGTTCTAAAAAACTAGACATTATTATTATAGCAGTAGCTACTCCAGCAAATAATTTACTTAATCCTATTATACTGTAATATGCAGCACAACCTGCTAAACCTAAAGCACAAAAAGCTATTAAATAAGGTAAAAATTTATTTATCATAATTAACTAACATTTTCTCACCTACTTTAAAATCTAAATTATTCTTGTATTTCTCGTTTAAATTTTACCCAATCAAAAGCTGATCCTGGGTCTATTTTACCCCTACCTTTACCTCTTATATCATCTCCTGATACATCAGAATGTCTTACTATATTTTTAGATTTTATGTTATATTTTACCTTCCACCATTTACATACTCTTATAAGAGAATCAAATTGTTCTTGACTATAAGTTCCTCCTTTATTAATAACTTTTTTAAAAGAAGAATAAGTATGTATTCCTTCAACTAAAAGCTCAACACCTAAAAAATGACCATTTAAATATCTCCATTCTCCCCATTCAGATTTTCCTGCATGAGAGGCTTTATTTGGAGAACTTACCATACTATCATAAATACCATCAGGTTTTATAAAACCATGGACTGATAAATTTAGGGATTTTAAAAAGTCCTTAGCATATTTTGGACCTCCATCTAAATCCAAATATTCTGCCATAGAATGTATTATTATACCTTTAGGAATTATATTCATAATTTTTTAATACCACTCACTATATTTATCTCTATTTCTTTGTATATCTTCTCGGTCTTTAAAAACCTTTCCAATTTCTCCTATTCCAAAACTTCCAATTGTTATCCAAAAGAAAGAATCATAAATAAATTCACTTACTTCTAATTTATGACCTAAAAATCCTAAAACTATTTCTGTTATAGCTATTATTACCATTAAAATAAAAGAAATGAATCCTACAATGTTTTTTTCATTATAATCATTATCATCCTTAAATATACTCCAAAAATCCACCCAATGTTTCTTTACATGTTCTACCATAGATAACCTTTTTAAATATTTTTATTTAGATTTTGCCCAATAAGTTTTTATACTTTTTACAACCCAATCCCAATTTCTAGTTCCTAATACCCCAAAACCAATCCCTGCTAATAAAGGATTTCCTTGTGCTACAAAATAAAATCCTGCAATTCCAAATCCTATTCCTGTAATTCCGTTAGCTTTAACAAAATTTAATATAACATTCCAAATTCCTTTAATAAACTCTAATACTTTTTTCATTTTTATATTTTTTTTACATTTGTTATAAATATTAAGAGAAACATTAAATGTGAGTAATTTCACAACCCTCCCCATTAACCCCACTACAAGCTGCACTCCCTAAAGTATCTATATTTATGTAATTAGGTTCTTTTAATATCTCTACAAAATCTACCGATTTAAATTTTCTTCTTGTTTCTTCCCATTTATGTAATAAATGTACATCTTTTAAACAATAAATAGATTGTTGTAAATCTCTTTTAAAATAATTTCTTGCAAACCTTTTAGCAGAATCAATCCAATACTTTTTAAGTAATACTTGGGAACGTGTTCCTTGAATAGATAAATTTTTATTTAAAACTACATCACAAGCTTCCCATAAATTATTGTTAAAATAATGTAAACCATCAACTATTAAACCAGAAGCGAAAATTGCTCCCATTCCATATTTTTCTAATAACTCTTCAAAACTTAATACTGAAGTATTAGGAGATTGGTTCCAATCTTTATCTCCATGAATTGATAAAAAACTTACAGCAGCAAAACTATTTTGATATTTAAATACATAATCAGCAATTTCTTGATAATCATCAATTATTACAGTATTTGAAACATTATGTGATGTAGTTGGAATAATACATCTTTCTTCTACTTTTCCATAATCTACCCAATTTTCTTTTACAAGTTTTATTAACTTTAGATGTTTAACTCCTTGCAGGTTTTTTTTATAAAGAGTATTTTTAGGATTAGTTATAGGAATAAAAACAGCATAATCTGTTTTAGTTTCAGAATATACTCCTTCTTCAATTAAAAAAGGCATTTTTTCTTTCAAAAAATTAGCAGTTTCAGTATATTTATTTAATTGCATTACTCTAAAATACTTAGGTGAATGTTCTCCCCCTGTAGCAGAAGAACATCCTAGTATTACAGCAGAATTGCCTGAGGGTTTTACTGTTGTTGAACGTGATGAAGGATTTATACCTATTAAACTTGCAATTATTTCATTAATTTCAATTACAAATTTAGCTCCTTCTTGTAATAATTCTTCATTAAAAAGCCAGGGTTGGCTCGCCCACCCTGTTATTGATACACCTAATAAAGATTCATATTTTGAAATTGCAATTGTTTCTTTCAATACATCTTTTATATTTTTAAAAGAAACATAACCTGCTTGTAGTGTCCCGGTTATAGTAGCAGCTTTAATAACATCAAAAAATTGTTGTTTATTTTTGATTTTGGAACCATCTATTTCTACAAGATTACAACATTGAATTGCTGTTTTAAATATACTTTCAGGTTCTTTTAATAGGCTTATATCTGATTTTTGTACTCTTTTTACTATTTCTTTATCTTTCCAATTAAAAAATAATGGAGTGAATCCTATTTCAAAACAAGGATTAAAAATCTCAAATATATTATTCATAAAAACAAACCCAATATCGGAAAGTCCTTCATTTAATTCTATGTAATGTTGGAATTTTTCTTTACTAAATTTATTTCTTAATAACCCCACAGAATTATTAGAACGTTCTCTTTGTTGGTTTTCTTCTCTCCAATTACCGGTTTTTGCGTAAATTAAATCTTTATCTTCAGGTGAAACAATTATATTACAAGCTGCTCTTCTAATCCCCCCACTTAATACAGCATTTGCTATATGCATAAAAATATCATAGGCTAATATGCTTTTAAATTTTTTAGGTTTTGGGGTTACATAAGAATTTAATAATAATTCTATTTTTTCAAAGGATTTTTTAATTCCTTCAGACCCTGGGGCTTTATATTTTCTGCCTACTTTTTCACCTTTTTTTCTTATTTTTGAATAATCAAATTTTATTTCATATCCTTGATACTCTTCAAACCCCTTAATAGGGTCAGTACTTAAATAAGAAGTTATTAAAACGTGACCTGCTTCTCCCCAACCCTCAATTGAATCAGAAACAACAAAAGTTTTGGTTCCTTTATTTCTTTTTTGAATTTTAGGTAAACAATTTATAAAAGGAATCATCATATTAACTCCTACACCACAACCACACAACATTAAATAAAACGAATTACCTAAAAATGAAGGTTTATCCGCATACATAACAAGACAATTAAACATCTTAAAATTATGTTTAAACATATCATTTCCTCTAAATTGTAAAGACCTTTGGGAAGCCAAATATTTTTTGTCTTTATAAAATTCTTCAGCATAGTTCATATAACCCCTAAGTTCAGGGGATTTTCTTAAATATTCAAAATATTTAGTTCTATGAGTATTAAATACTTCTTGAGTGGCTTCTTCCCAAGTTTCATATCTTTGTTTTTTTTCATTATAGCCCAAAAAATCCGAATATAATTTTAAGTCGGATAAAAATTTTCTCCCTTTGTCCATTTGGTTTAATCTATTTTAAAAAATTCATCATATTCTTGTTTCAAAAACTTTTTTTCTGAAGTCTCTATATCTTTATTTATTATTTTTTTTGTATTCTCTAATTCATCTTCACCCATTGCCTCATTATTAATTTCAATATACCCCCTTGATAAATCAACTTTTGGTGCAAAATATGTTTGACCATCAGGGCCATATCTGTTTCCCATTATATGAAATCTTGCAGTTCCTGCTAATTTATCTTTTCTTGACCTTGCTTGGGATATTACTATATCCCCAATCATTATTTTGTCATAAGAACCCGCAATATGGATACTCTCTAATATAACTTCTTTTGCTCCTAAACGATTGGCTTGGGAAGGTGAAATTAATGGTATGTTTAATTCCTTTGCTAATCCTTTGGCTTGAAGATAAATATCATCTAAATCATCTTTTTTTTCTCTTCTATTAGAAGGAGGTTTAAGTAAATCTAAATAATCTATAAAAATAGCATCAGGTTTAAAATCTAAAGTTGATAAATGTGCTTCTATTGTTGCAAAAGATGCTCTTTTTGGTGGGTATTCTTTTACAATTAATTCACCTTTTAAACTTGCCATAGTTTTATTAACATTTTCTCTATGTTCCTCATAATTAGGGTCTTTTATATCCAAAAAATTAACAGGAATTCCTGTAAGGTAAGCATCTAATCTTTTTCCTACATATCCTTCACCTAATTCTAACCCATAAAATACTATTTTATATCCTAACTGAACTAATAATCCTGCCATTGCTACTATTAACCAAGATTTTCCTCCTTTAGGGTTACCAAATATTAAAACTAAATCACCACCACCAAAACCTCCTCCAGTAATTTTATTAAATACCTCCCAAGGAAAAGGTAATACTTTTCTTGAATCTTCTCTATATCTGGATTCAACATCCTTCTTTAAATCTAACCCAATATTTTTATCTTGGCCTGCTTTTAAAGCATTATTTATAAGAGTTCTTACACCATCATAATCTCCATTTTTTAATAAATCAACAGATGTTAATAAAGCATTTTTTAATTGTTGATTTATACAAAAATTTTCAAATTCCTCTTGAACATATTCTAAATCATCATCAGAAGCAACATAAGCTCTTTTTAATTGTTCTTGTATAGAAATTGAAAGTATTTCATTTTGAATTTTTTTTAATTCAACTTTAAGTACTGCTAAAGTAGGATTTGTATGATAATCATCAAAATATTTTAATATTGTTTTAACAACCCATTTATGAGCACTATTTTGGAAATATTCTTCAGATATTATATCATGATTATTTCTTAAAAATTTAGAATCAGTTAAAAGAGAAGATATTACTTTAACTTGGAATTCTGACCCATAATTTTCTAATTTAGGAAGTGTCAATTTTTATAATTATTTAAGTGTGTAAAATTTTCTTTAATCCAGTAATCTAAATTTCTAATTAAATTTCCTAATTGGTCTTGTTTATATAAAGATTTAAAAGTTTTTTCATCTAACTTAGGAAATTCTTTATCTATTATACTATTAATATACGAAATTTCTTCATCAGATACCAAAGGTTTTGTTAAATCCATTATGATATAATTCTTTTTTAATCTCTCCCAATCTTGTATTATACGAGCATATATAATATGTTCTTTAAATTTGGATTTTGATATTTTAAACAAATCATCCATTACTAATTTTGAACCTTTTAATTCAGGAAATAGTTTAAATAATTTTTTAACACCTAATCCTTTAATTCCAGGGATTTTATCAGAATTATCTCCGAGGAGCGTCTTATAAATAATAAAATTTTCTGGTATGATATCATATTTTAATTTTAATTTTTGAGAATTGTAGAATTCCTTTTCTATTGGGCTATATATTGTGATATTCTCATTAATTAATTGGAGAAAGTCTTTATCCACTGAAACAATTGTTGAATGAGCATTATATTTTTTATTTAATTCTGTCCCTAACACTGAAATAATGTCATCAGCTTCGACTTTATCTATTGATATGACTTTAATGGGTAATAATTTAAGATATTGAATTAGACGTATTATTTGGTTAATTTTTGCCTCATGTTCTTCATCAATATTATTAAAAGCATCCCAATTAGTAATTCTTGTGTGTTCTCTTCCAGATTTATATTCGGGGAGCAAATTCTTTCGTTTATTTGAAGAATCTACCCCATCAAATACAACATAAACACAAGTGGGTTGATTAATTCTTATAAGAGCTCCTAAAGAGCGCAAAAACCCACCTAATCCACCAATATGAAGACCATTAGGATTTACCATATTTAGTATGGCGAAATTACGGAAGAAAAGATTTAAACCATCTATTAATAATACTTTATCATGCCTTTTTAAAGGAGTCTTACCCCCATCCTCTTGAAGTTCTTCCAAGAGATTATTTAAATTAATTTTATTCATAAAAATTGAAATTTAATCTAATAATGTTAATGGTAGAGAAGTTTCAAACCATTCACTATCATCTTCTTCTAAGGTATAAGGCCCTTTTCCTAATATATCTTCCCATTCAGAAGAATATTTTTTCTTATATTTATCTATTGCTTTTGCATCATTTTTAATAAAACCATGAGCTGTGCTTATTATGATTCCCGAAGTTGCAATGCCATTTATGTGGTTTTTAGAAATTGCAACTTTAGTACGTAAAGCATAATCTATTTTCTTTTTATTCCTAACGGCTTGAATTCGTGAAGTGCCTGAATTTGAAATATTTCCATAAGTTATAACTATTACAGAATCCCAATAAAAGGTATCTCCTCCCTTATTAGTCATTTTTGGTTGACCCATAGGACCTATTGCTGGCATTACTCCAGTTTTATTTACAACAAAAAAAGTATTAGTGTATTTTGATGTTTCTTTACGAGACATCATAATTTTTTGATTAACAAAATTTCCAAATTGTGTTGTAATTGCCCCGGCATTCCACATAGGGTTATTATTTTTCTTCTCTATGCTTTGGTCACAAGGAATAGAACCTACTGAATCCCAAATGAAAAGTAAATCATATGGTAATTTTTCCTTAGATTGATCATCTAATATATCTAACATAAAAGAAGAAACATCTTCAATACTATTTATAGTACTTCTATCTCGGTAAATGAAAAATCCTTTATAGTCTATTACTTCTCCCTCTTCATCTAAAACCTCCTCCATTTTAAATCCCATTTTTTTCCAATAATCCCAACTATGTTTCATTTCAGTTATGATTATTACAGGGAGTATTCCCATTTTTTGAGCAGAAACTGCTAACTCAATAGCAGTAGTTGTTTTACCTGTATCACTTCTTCCTCGTGTTATTGAAATAAATCCTTTAGGGGCACCCGGAATAGAGAGAACATCCTGAAGGGCTTTACCGAACGGAATCCATTCCAATTCTTTAAACTTTATATTTCCCTCTAAACCCTTTGAAGTTTTGTATTTATCTAAATCAAATTTTGATTGAATTTCTTTTGAAACAGCATCAGTCAGTGATTTTTTTACTTTGATCATAATAATTTAAATTAAAATGGTAAATCATCATGATCATCTTTAATTAATTCTTCTTCAAACATTTCATCAAACTCATCACTTTTATTAGGTTTTGTTTCTAATTGGAATGTTGATTTTTCTTCAACTTTAACTTCATCTTTATCTTCAACATCTTCTTCAGGAGTTAACCATTTTACTAAAACCTCTTTCATTCTATCATAACTCATTTTATATTTCCCTTTAACTTCTAAAATATTTGGTTGATTTTCTAACCATTCTTTTACTTGTTTAGGATCTTTACTCAATACTGAATTTTTTCTTTTAGGTGTAAGTGAAATACTAAATCCTTTACCTGAATCTGCTTTTTTGGATACTACTTTAAAATCCAAACCATCGTTAATATCTTCAAAACTTCCATATTCTTCATCATCAGCAAGAGTTAATAATTCCATATAAAGGGTTTTACTTAATTCCAGTTGTCTAACACCTTTTTCTTCTTCTCCCCTTACAATAACAGGAGCAAATACTCTTAATTTTGGTTCTAATTTTTTACCTAATTTCCATTTTTCAGTATCACCACTACCAATTAGTTTTTGTGAAAATTCTGAAATAGGGCACTTTTCACCCCAATTTATTAATGAAGATAATGGGAATTGACTTATTCCATATATTACATAAAAATCTTGGAAAGGGTTATCTTTATCTAAAACTGAAGGTACAAATCTTATTTGAAATTCACCTTCTTCTTTTGGTTTCCAATAAATTGTTGAATAATCTATTTTTTCTCCTGTACCACTATTACTTTCATATTTTAAAGATGCGATACGTTTTTTTACTGCATTTAAATCCATATTAAATTTTTAATTGTTTATGTGATGTAAATATATGATATTTTATTAGGGATTCCAAAGGATTTTTGACTTTATTTATTAACTTTCTTTCCATATGTAACCATAGGCAGTTTTTTGTTTTTCCTTTAAACAGCACCTAATTCCACAACTATTTCTACTTTTTTCTAAAAAAAATAATCTTCAGTTATTGAATTAAATTTTTTGATAAAATTTTTAATTAAATTACATTGGTGAATAACTTTTTGAAGATTTGGTTTAGGCACTCTCATATTTAATCTTCCTTGTTATGGTAAATATTATAACTTTATTATTTTATGGATTTTGGTTTTAAGAAATTGTAATTTTCCTCTTTGGGTTAAAATAATACAGTTTTTATAATCGTACCAATTAATTCTATAACTTGTATCTAAAACTCCACCATTTAAGGTTTTTATTAATTCATTTAATCCATTCAAACTATATAAAGTATTAGTTTCTTTTTTTCTATGTACTAAAATAGTATTTGCAAGAATAGTATTTATATTTCCTTGTTCAACATTATAAGTTACAATAACTTCATTGTTTATAGGTGATATTTCTAAAACAAAAATTTTATTATAAAGTATATTATAACGAGAAGTTAAACTTTCTATAAGTATGTCTAAATCTTCTAAAGGAGTAAATGTTGCAAAAAGTCGGTTATTTAACATGTCATAACTAGAATAAGGTTCAAAATCATAATTCATATTATACATATTATCATCTACTTGTAAAATTTTATTATCTAAAATCATAACTTTTTATTATTTTTTTAACAAGATAAAAATACTCCATTATTATTAACTAAAGATATAAAAGAACCCTTTTTCATTTGTTTTAATCCTTCCTTTCTAATTAATTTTAAATTAGAAGAGGAGATTTTTAATTTTTTACTATCCTTCAAATAAGTTAAAAAATATAATTTTTTTAATTTAAATCGAGGTTTAATTTTTCCTAATGTCATTTTGTTTTATTTTAAATTATCATAATTTTTTCCTTTTTTTATAGTAAAAGGTAAATTATACAATGCTAAAGCATTAGAAACTTGAGTATTTATAAGGCTTTCTTCTTCAATTTTTATATCATATATAAAAGAGTCATAGTTATATAAAATTATTTTACTTTCCATTCCTCGGGTATTTTTTATAATATAATATAAAATATTAGTAAACATGGCAATTTCAGTAGATTGAATTAAATAATTAAACAATTTATTTTTTGTTAATTGAGGGTGAGTAGTTTGAGAAAAAATATATTTACTTATAAAATTTGATACCCCTTTTTTACTATTATATTCAACCCAACTTTTTTCTATAAATTTTGAAATTTCTTTAAAAAATGGATAATTTTTATACTTGGGATATATAAAACCATATAGTTGTTTAAACATTAAAGTTTTTGCAGTCTCTCTATCTTCTCCACAATATTTAGAAAAATCCTCATATATGTCTTTATGTGGTAAAATATAATTTGAAAGATAAGCAGCTATATGAGGATGCATAGATATTATATCATACTCAATAAATTTATCATTCCTTGGTATAAAAGCTTCCCTACATTTGTTATTTTTATTAAGTGCGGCATAATTTACTCCTTTAAAGGAATTTGATGGTCTTGTTGTTAATGTATTAAGGTTATATTTAGTAAATACATATTCTCCATTTATAGGGTGAAAATATTTTTCAAATTTTTCTTTATCTACTTTAATTCCATTTCTTTCAATTGAATTAAAAACCAAAGACACTTTATTATTAAAAAATTCCACATAATCATCTAATTCTAATGTTATCTTTTCTATATCTCTTAAAATATTCTCACAATATTCATAATGTTTAACTATTGGAATAATTATATTAATTTCAGAGTTATTTCTTAAT